CCCGCATGGGAATGCAAAACCGGGAGCAAGCTTGCGAAGATTCCGGGAACTGTTTGCCATGGTTGTTATGCCATGAAAGGAAATTACACAAGATTTCCGTCAGTTAAAAAAGCCCAGTACAAAAGACTAGACCAATTATTTAATCCAGCATGGGTTGATACCATGGTTTTTATGATTGAGAGAGAAAACAATCCATACTTTAGATGGCATGATGCGGGGGATATTCAAAGCGCCCAACACTTAAAAAATATTTGTGATGTTGCACGCAAAACACCATCAATAACTCATTGGATACCAACAAGGGAACACAAGATTGTTAATGACTTTGTGAATCAGGGCAACACCATTCCCAAGAATTTAATCATACGCATTAGCGCAACGAACATCGATGGCAAGCCACCTAAAAATGCAAGCCATACATCAACAGTTCATTCTAGCAGCAAGCCAATCGGATTCGAATGTGTCGCACCGAAACAAGATGGCGCATGCTTAGATTGTAGGGCATGTTGGAATCCCAACATAAAAAACATTTCATATAAACAACACTAGGAGAAAAACAATATGAATAGAGTAATTATAGAATTAGAGTTTGATGATAAGCCAACTGATGCAGATATTTACAATTATCTGAATGAGTTAATAGATAATGATTGTTTGGGATATGAAATAAAAGAGACTAAAAAAGAAATGGGGGTTAGTAAATGAATATCAATGATGACTTAGTCAAAGATTGGCTAGATAAATTTGACAGCAACAATGAAATAACTTTGTTGACTGAAATCGCAAACAATAACATATGCGTATCAGGAATGATTGATTCCATTCTTGCATACCATGTCGGAGAGGTTGAGATCGCAAAAGATTTCTATAAAAAAATGTGGAGATCGCAATATGAAAATGATGAAGAAGAAAACTATCGTGAAACAGATGGTACTACTGAGGAGGAAGTATGAGCAATCACAGAAACCAAATTATTCTAGAGTCTTTGTATCAAAAATATATAGACCTTGGATATGAGGACGCAGAGGCGCAAGAACTAGCGGCTAAAGAGTTTGAAGAAAATAGTAATTAGGTGTATATTAATTGTCGAGAGATAGGAGAGACCATGACTGAACACACGCACAAAGTAATCCGCCAGGATAAAATAAATAGATTGGCCAAGTGGCGCAAAGGTATCAAGTACATACTAGGAGAAAAGAAAAGTGATGCTCCCGGAAGTGTAGTTGTGCATCGCACAGTTTATAAAGATGACAGCGAAAAAATAGAATACCTTAGATCTAAAAAGAAAGACGAATTCATACCCAGTCCACACACAGATGACGAACTCATTGACACAATGGAAAGGGAGAATCACGAGGGACACAGATTTTTATTTGGTAGGAGTGGCAAAATATGAGCGAACTTCCACCAATGGAAGATAGAATGCCGGGATGTGAATGGGTGTTGGTTATCAAGTATGGAGATCCATACACCAACACACCATTAACAACTGGCTTCGGTCCTTTCAAAACAAAAGAGGACGCAGATGATTTCAGAGCGCAGTATTACTATGACCAAATTGTCATAGCAGATATTGTCCCAATCAATGCAGTCTTACCCCAAAGCGCAACTGAACTAGACATTGACTTTATTCCTGAAGGAAAGGTTGTTGATATCAGTAGCAAAATTAATCCACATAAACACTAGGAGAAACCATGGATTTTAAAATAGAAAAGAACATACCAGTTCGCACATTCAACTCACCTTTTTGTGAAGCTTTAGATCAATTAGAGATAGGCGATAGCATAGGTAATCTAACCAAAAAAGAAGTCTACAAGTACAGACCAAACTTCTATACGCCAACCTTTAGAGATCGCAAGTTCACATTCAAAAAAGAAAGTGGAAGTATGTATCGCATATGGAGGATAGCTTGATGGACTTATCAGATTTAAGTCTTGTTGAATTATCACAAACTCCAATAGAGCCAATCTTAAACGCAGCCCTCGCTGTTGGAATATTTATGTTGATTGCGCTAATCGTTATATGGAATTCAACAAGATGAACAAGTGCATCGTTAAGGGAATGTTCTTTATGCAAGACGCAATACTCTTAGAACAAGATGACTTGGTTAAAGAGTTTGAACGCAAAGTAAGAGACAAGAAAATATTCTTTGAAGTTATAAACCCTGGCCAAGCTGAGTCCAAGGGTGTAGACATTCAAGCCATGCTTGAAGAAAACAATAAACTAAAATCAGAACTACGCATCTTTAAAGATATTGTAGATCATAGCATCACAGCAGATGCAAGGAGAGGATTCAATGTCTAAGACATGGGTTAAAGAAAAAATACAAAGCATCAAAAAGAAAACATCCATCGGTGATTCTAGATTAAGCAATGGTGCTGGCACTAACAAACGCAAGACGCGTAAGAAATACCGGGGGCAAGGCAAATGATTAACTATCCATGTGGCTGGTTCGATGTCGAGCAACTCCCCGGTGGTTCTGGCACTAAGTCAGAAGACTGATATGAGTTTTGAGAAAGGACTCGCTGAACTTGAACGCATCGTTGCCAGGCTTGAGTCTAATGAAATAGATCTTGAGACAGCACTCGCAGATTTTGAGCAAGGCATGAAGATCCAACAATACTGCAAAAATAAATTAGACGAAGCTACTCTTCAAGTAAATCGTCTTCTTCAAGATGGGAAGATGAAGCCTCTGAAAGATCTTCCTCATCATCAAGCAGCGCGTCCTCAACAATCTCTTGACCCAGATGATTCTCTAGACTTTTCTGATCTAGAATAACATCCTCTTCCTCTACCTCTTCCACTTCCTCTGCATGACCTAAGACAATCTGATGTTCTTGCACGAGTTCCTTGAGCCGATTCTCTAACTGGTCCCGGCTCATGCTATCGATCTTATGTATCTTCAACTCCTTCTTATCAATCATGAGCCCAGCAAGTTTCGCTCTCGCAATCTCTGCTGTCACAGCCGGACCATATGAGCCATCCGCCAATGCCACATCACGAATGTCTGCTAGCTTACTTGCGATGCCCTCAAAAGTAATCTCATTCTTCCTGCGCTGAATCGCTTTCAGAGATCTAATCCTTTCTTGCACATGCTCATACTCTTTGTGATTCAACAACCTCGTTGCTGCCACCCCTGGATTTTCATACCCAGCCAAGTGAGCACACTTCGTCTGCTTATAATCCTGATACACCATAAGATCCACGAAGGCCTCTTGTCGTTTCGTTAGTTTCTTTTTAGTTTCACTCATGCAAATATTCTACCTTAAATTATTGTTTAAAATTTGTTTATCCTTTGTAGCTCTAGAGAACCTATCTCTATCAAAGATTGGGTGCGTCTAGCTACCCATCTATAGTTCTCTATAGAGATGCACAACCGCACAACTGCACACCCTTGTAACCATGCGCCTTTCAGAGGTGCATGTGCGTATGTGCAGGCATGTGCAATTGCACAACCGCACAGACCCCTAAATCGCATAAGAATGCACCTTCCCAAGGGGTATGTGCAATTTGCCCTTTTCCCATTGCACAACCGTTTACACACATCGATCATGCATTCATACATACATCTGAATATACATGCATCCCATGATTTATTTAGTAACATTTGTTCTCTTCTCCTCTTCTAAGATAGCAAGACCAATGTTATATATCACTTGAGGCACAATAGAATTACCCAGTGCCTTGAGTCGATTGACGCGTTCAGGGATGCCTGTTGCTACTCTTGGGATGTTGGGCTCTCGCTCGAATCCGTAATGTCCGTCCAACCTGGCGGATACCCCATCAGCCATTCCACCCACTCCGGGTTCAGTGTGCCCTTGCCCGGTTTGTCCTTGACTGCCATCGTCAGTCCCACTTGCTTGCCCTTCTCTATCCTTCTCTGTATTGCTGGGTCGCTCATGTTCCCCCTGTCCCTGTTGTCCGAGGCGTTCGGTGTCGGCCACATCTTCTGCTCGATTGCCACTCGCTCCTCCAAGTTCCCCTTGTAGCCCCTGTCGTTGTTGTCCATCGCCTTGACCACTGTGTCCATTGTCATCGACATTCCTATCGAGCTCCTTGGCGTGGGATACATCTCGCTCTTGACTGCGCCTGCC